GTGTTTGTTAGCCCCTGTGTATTTGCGCCACTTCCAGTTAAGGACTTTCGAGCAGATTTGTCGATCGAAAATGATGTAAGCAATACGGTTGTCCGCTTTTGACTTTGATAAGGTACGAAGCTGATCTGCAAGATCGCCCATGATGTCTGGCTTTGATCCCTTAAATAAGTCACGATCGATGTCGATGGCACGAACCCAACCTTGCTCATCTGGATTATGATCAGACTTGCGAGCAGCGTGTCGGGTATCGCCAACCCAGCCATCCGATGTGCGGTCACGATCTGGGAACGAGTCATCGACCTGCTCTCTTAATTGGGAAGCAGCTTTAGAAAGTTTAGGTTTCATCCAAGTAGAAGAGTTGCTTCCTCTGCTGTAATGCCTAGACGGTCTAATAGTGCAGCCTTGCTGGCAGACTTAGCAGCTTTGTCAGCATCTTTTATCGCAATGGCTTTTAACCATTCTTCAACTTCTTTGTCGCGAACTGCTTGTTCTCCAGCAGTCATCTCGCGTTCAATTTCTTCACCGGTCGCGTGATCGTAGATCTTAACTAGGTCAGCCATTAGCTTGCCGCCAATCCGTAAATAGAAACGTCGATTGTGATGTTTGATGATGAACTCTTGAACTTAATACCTGTGTATGCCTGAGCAGCAAATGAAACTCCTGCAAAGAAAATTGCTGCATTGCCTTGTTCTTGTCTAAAACCTGTTCCGTGAAATGCAGGATATGGTACGCCTGAACCTTGACCAACGCCGTTGATATTTATTACAAAGTTTGAAGCATTTGAAGCACTATCTGTTGTTAAAACAAAAGCATTTCCATTACTTGTGCCTGTGTTTGTTAGAGCCGTGCCATCGCTTTTTATTGCACCAGATGCACCATAATATGCTGTTGCTTGATCTGTTGTGCTGTATCGTAGATTAAAAAGAAGATCGTCAGCAGCCGTCACAGCATAAAACTTTTCAATATAAATGACATAAGTTTTGTATGTTGATGAAAAAACAGCATCCATTGACAATGAAGCAACATTTGATGCTGTTTGGCGGCTGATTAGTGTCATACCGCTTGCTGCTGCTGTTGGTGTTGCCCATTTCATTCCTGTTGCTTGGGCAGAATCAGCTGTAAGCACTTGATTGTTAGTACCAATTGCTAAACGAGTTACAGTATCGGCTGCCGTTGCAGCAATAATGTCACCTTTAGCATCAACAATAGACTTAGGAACCATAGTTGCCATTGTTGCGTCAACAGCATCACCTAATGCTTCAATAGCTGTTGCGCCATTTTTTACTAGGTCGCTGGAAGTTGGAACAGGCCAGCCATATATGGGTGTAGTAGTTGCCATTAAGTTAGTACTCCAGTCGCGTTAGTCCAGATAAGTGTAGCATTTACGCCAGTCCAGATTAGTGCGGCTGGCAATATTGTTTCCCACTGAGTCGTGGATAGTGAAAAGTCCGTTGCTGAAATGTAAAGCGTAATCTCTGTAAAACTAGGGGTAGCGCGCAACGCTACATTTTCCACAAAGCCATCAAATGAACCACCTAATAGATTAGTGGGTAAATTGTCAATTAGAACAGGCTGACCAAAAAATACTCCAATAAGAAAATCAAGCATCGCGCTCGGCATGTCTGGATTATCTAGCCTAAAAGTAATTGCCCCTAAAGAAGCTCTAGCGTTTTTGCGGAGATTTAACTCGCGTGAAGCAATGTCAGTAATGTCTGCAAGGTTCTTAATATTGGAATCAACAGAACGCTCAAAAAGTCCATAGGAAGCTATTGAGTCCGCGTCAGATGTGCTGTAGGTCGATCCATATCCTGTAGAGTAGCGATAGATAAGACTGTTACGGATGCGAGCAGTTTGAATTGTTGAGGTGATAGAACTTGGTGTTGCATACGAGCCATCAAGGTTAGTGAAGCCATTTGCTGCAAGATAGTTAGATCTGTGGTCTGCATCGTCATAGGAGACATCTCCATCTTTTTTCTCGAAAATCGTTCCTAGTGCGCTAGTAGCAATTTGATCTGCAAGTGTTTGGGACTTGGCAGAAGCACTAGCTGCAAGTGCAATCATTGTGTAGAAGCCTGCATCTATAGTGCCAACGTAAGTCTCGGCCTCTGCCCATGTAACGGTCGCTGGATAGGTTGTCCATGTAACTGTCGGAGTGATTTGATTCCATGATAAAGATAAAGCCCTGCCTAAAATTTCTGCTATCTGTGCGCCATCTAGACCTTCTGCAAGGGCAGTGTTATAGATTGCTTTAGTTAGTTTAGCCAGTGTGCCAATGCCTAAAATTGTGCCAGTAGTTATGTAACCTGTTTCATCTGGACTTCTGACCCCAATGTTGAAGTCGGATACTTCTCCACCAAATACAGTCACATAAGTCCCAGATGAGTTTTTTAACTCTAAAGTTATTGGTTCTGTGACATTGATCGTAAAATCTGCCTCAGTAGTGTTGATAATTTCTACTCGACAGTAACCTGCTGTGGCTTGTCGATCAATGTCTAAGCGACCAGATGCAAAAGAAACAGAAGTGACAGTCGTATAGACATCATCCCCTACTGTAACTCGCCATTCTGGAAGCCATGTCATGCGACTGTAAAACCTCCGCGCAAAGTGCCGCGATCTACAGCATCTTGGATTACCTGATTAACTGCTTCTGCAATAGCGTTAGGATCACCCACGCCTGTTTGAATAGTAATGTTATAAGCATTAGCCGCTTGTGCTGCATAGCGTGATCCACTTACTGCACCTGCTACACCTGCTCCACCTGACAGACCTTGCAGTAAAGATGAACGAGCAATGCTTTCTAGGTCAATTGATGAAGCCATTGAACTAGCAGCAGATGCGTTTTCCATGTCTAGCAAATCTGCAAAAGCATTAGCGCGAGCCGTTGCTGCTTGAGCGTATTCAAGAATTGCCTCGATTGATCCACCTGTTGTTGAAATTGGAGCAATAAAGTCTTTTGGCCGGCCGGTACCATCGTAAGGATTAGCAGGAGTTTGTCTGGAACCTACTTTGCCCAACATGTCTAACATTTCGCGAATCTTTCGCAATGCTTCATCTAAATTATTTTGGTTGATTAAATCAACAGACTTTAGGCTTTCAAGAGTTGACTTAATAGCCGACATTTGTGTGTTTTGACCAGTAAGCGCGTTAAGCACTTTAAGATCTGCATTAAGTTTATTGGTTGCAGCAATGATTGCTGCTTCATCCTTTGAGGCAATCGCTTCTTCTAGGGCAAGGATTGACTTCTTAACATTTAAGCGGGCAATGTCATTAGCAATCTGTAAGACCTGTGCTGCGCTAGTTGCCTTACCTAGTTGCTCAGCCTGATTAGTCAGAGCTGCTGCAATCTGGATCTTGTCCATGTCAAAGATCTCGCCACCCTTATTAAGGGCAAGGTTAGCTTTGTCAATCGCTGCTCCAAGTTTCTTATCCTTAAGGATCTTGGCTTGATTAGCCGCTTGCTCTTTAGTGAGCTTTGTAATTGTCGTAGCGTTCTTCTTGGCAATGGCATCTGCCTTCTGTGTGTCCTGTGAGGACTTGCTCATAGAGATGTTGCCAAAGCCTTTACCATCACCGAATAAGCCGCCAGATGGCGCAAAGAAGCTCATGTTCTTAAAGTCAAAGAGTGACTTAGTGATCCGAATAAACTCCCCTGTTTCACGAAGGAAGTTAGCAATAGAGTTAGCAGCTCCGTCAATCTTTGCAATAAACTCATCTGTTGTGCTTGATCCCGAAATGGTTTTTAGAGCATCAAAAAGACCTTCACCAATAGTCTCTTTTGCGTTGTTACTTGCTACAGCAAGCCTGCCTAATGAGCCTGCATAACTATCGGCTGCTGTTGCTGCCTGACCTGCAAAAAGAACATTGAGACGATCTTGGATCTGCTCAAAAGATGAGGTGCTAAGTTCTGCCTTACTAAGTCCTACACCTAAGCGACCTAATGCCTGAGTCTGTCCTAGATAAGCCTTCTGGAGACTTTGTGAAACCTGAGTGACGCTCTTACCTGTACCAGCTGCAATGTCTAAGGCAAGACCTAATAATTCCTGAGACTTAGTAACATCGCCTGTGGCTCGTAGCAAGCGATCCATTGCTGGACGAAGCTCATCATCCAGAACGCCTGTCTGTTGCTCTAAGCGATTTATAAAGCCATTGACTGTGCCAATGTTAGATCCGTAGGCAAGGTTAAGATTCTTTAGAGTCGTAGCCAATGAAGTTGCTGCTTTGTCATCTTCTGCAAAAGCCTTTGCAGCAGCGCGACCATAAGCAAGAACTGCAGCTGTGCCAAAGGCTAGACCAAAGTTGCGAGCAAGATTCTTTGTGTTCTTGTTTAACTTATTGATTGCTGTGTCAGCTTGCTTAAATCCCTTGCCATCTAGCTTGGAACCAATGTTAATGTCAATAGCCATTAGGCAGCCTTACTAAAGGTAGTAGTTTTAGATCTGTCATAAAACTTGCGCTCTGATTTGTCAATGGCTTTAAGTGCTGCGCCATAAGCCTTGCCCTGATCTTGCGCCCATGCTTTAAGGATTAAGCGACCGCGACCCTTTAGGCTGCTAGTCAATGAACCAAGATTCTCAATAAACTTCTCGCCTGCATTAGGGTTGCTGGATCGGCTTACCTTCTTAGAAGTGCCACCTGCTTTAAGACCGACCCACGGTTGCCCTGCGCCGTTATTGGCTCGTCCTGCTGTTTCATAGATTGCACCTGCAACAGACTTGTTAAAGATAGTCGCGTTAGCAGTAAAGCCAGACTTAGTAGTTCTACCTTGCTTAGTGGTAAAGCCTATGCCAGAGCGAATAGTCCTAGCGTTATACATAGGGAACTTTGCTTCTGAGAATGAGCGAGAAGCCCAACCAGACATCGGAGAATCATTAGGCACAAAGCCTTTAGCCTTTTTAGCAATAGGAGCTAGTGCAGCTCTAAGTTCTGAGTTCAATTCTTTGTTTAAGTCTGGAGCAAACTGGCGGATAGCCTTGCGAGTTTGTTTAACGCCTTCTACTTCTACTCGCATCGCTCACCTCTTTCGCTTCATCCTTTAGACCTTGAACTAGAGCATCTAGCATGGTCTTATCTAATTCTAATAGTTGCTGTGGCGCGATCCCCAACCTAATGCTTAGCCTAGCAATTAGATAGGTGAATGGCAGATCGCGCTTTAAGACAAAGGGTCTGAGTCAAGCACCTCAACACTTTTAAGTGTTTCGATAAACTCAATACCAAAAGGCTTGACAGTTTCACCTGACCTGCGGACAATCTCATGAGCAAGAAGAAAAACATGACTCTGTTTTTCTTCGTCTCTAAAGGCCTTATGGAAGCCCATCTTGACCTGTTGTTCAAAAAAATACTCCACTGCTGGCGTAATTTCCCCTTCAACAACACTGCCATCCGTACGAACGATCTTTAGTTTTGCCATGAAATTGCCCCTTAGTTAGTTGTTTATGAAGTTGTTATTGCGATTGTGCCTGATACATTCCAAGTTACAGACTGAGTTGAAAGATCTGCAACAGTACCATTTACAGGTGTAGTGTTATTGATCAAGCAAGTCATTGTGTAGAGTGGATTTGTAGCAGCTACAGCAGAATCGAGCTGCTTGAATGTCACTGTAACATTGTTACCCCATTGACCATTAAGTGTCTGGAGAGTTTTAGATGTTGCAGAATCATTGATAAAGTCGATAGTAATGCTTGAAGCCTCTAGCCCCTTAATGTAACGATGCCCAGAATCCCCGAGAGCCGTTATTTCCAGCTCGTCAGCGGCTCTGTTAATAGTTACTGAAGTAACCAGTGTTGAGAGATCTACCGCATTAACAGTTAGAACTCCAGTGTTTGCTAAATAAACTGCCATCGGATTATTCCTCTTCTTTCTTAGTTACTGGCTTTGGTGTTGGTGCTTGTGCTGGCGCAACTTGCCCGATCTTTTCGAGAAAGGCTGCGTTTTCTTTTTCCCAATCGGACATACTTAACTCCAACTCGTTAGGATTGATACGGACATCTCGCAACTGAGCAAGTCTCCGCTTGCGGCATTGAGAACACTAGGTGCGCTTACTGCGCTTACATTATAGACCAGAGATGATGCTGCTAACTTAGCGAACACGCCACAGACAAAATCTTCGATCCCATTAAGGTTGCCCTCGTTATCGAATAAAGCGGTCGTAATAATCACGCGAAAGTTAGCCATAGGACTTACTGAAATCTGGCTGTTGTTGTTAGGCGTGATGTAAGGGTCTGCTGGAGACACAATGACTGAGTTTGCCAAAACTGTTGCAGGTGGAAACGCAAAAGTCTGCCACTTTGAGTTATCGACTAGGGCTGTGGCTAGTGTCGTTCTTAAAGTTGTTATTGCTACTGGTGGCATTAGCCCACCATCGAGCGCGGATCTAGTGCATGAGCGATCAATCCTCGCACCTTAGCGAGAAGCTGTGCGCTCATTCGATAAGGGCTTGGCTGGAAATCAATAGCATTGGATCCGCTGAGAGTAGCGGTTCTTGCTTGCCAGATTTCAACAGATACCATAAGAGCTGCGTTCTGAATTGCCTCGTCTAATGTCCAGTCGGTAGTAGTATCACCTGTAACTGTGCCAGCAGGAGAAAGTGTGTTTTTGTCTGTTGCTGTTGCAGCAGTAATTGTGTAAGTAATTGAATACTCACCAACCTCTGTTAATGTCTTTGTGCCATTCCATGCTGATCCGCAATTTGTAATTACTACTGAGTCTCCGACAATAAACTCTGGAGCTTCATTAAAGTAAAGTGTTGCAGTTGTTGTTGTTTTAGAATGTGCTACTGGAAAAGCCTTCTTAGCCCATAGCATTGGCAGTAAAACTGCATCTGCTGCATCGCATACAGATTGAAGGGTGGCGTCTGCATACAAAGTACCGACTCCGAGAGTGCTACGGAGTTCTGCAACTGTAGTGAGTGCCATTCCCATTCCTTTCTAAAGACTCTAGGGAGTCAGAGGGCTACTGACCCCCTAGAGCGACTTAGTTTCTAACTGATTAAGTTAGATTGTAGCGGCGTACGCCCTTGCCATTGCCGCAATACAGTGCCAAATAACCATAAAGCATAATTTGGATCTGACCAGTACCAAGCAAATTAACTCTTAGTTCCGTCTGAGGGGATTCCCATGTGTAGACAGATTGTGGAGCAACTAGGAAAGCAGACTCATCAACGACTCCGCTTACTGTGATGTTATGGTCAACAATGAGTGAAGTACCAAGAACATTACCAACAACCGCTGTAGGTACTGTTGCACCTGATGCGTTCTGTGTCTGACCTTGTGCGGAGTATAGAGGGCGTGAAGAACCATCCACATAGCCGTTAATTGCTGCCCACTGGTCTGTC